GTAGCCCAGGAACGTGGGTTGGTGACTATTGATTTGTCATCGGCTTCCAATCTGAATGCCCGTGTCGCCTGCTATCTCGCCATGGCCCACAACCAAGACCCAAGTGGTCTGAAATGGTTCAAGCTATTGGATATCGCCCGGGAGAAAGCCGTGAGGCTTGCTCCCCGCGAGGATTACAGGGAATTGGAGATGTTCTGCTCGATGGGGAATGCGTTTACGTTTCCTCTAGAGTGTGTTATCTTCCTCTCTGTGGTTTTGAGTGTAGTAGGAGATGACCGAAGCAACATTGCCGTGTTTGGGGACGACATCATATGTCCCCAAGAGCATGCCGCTGAAGTCATCCGCCGCCTTGAGTTTATCGGTTTCAAGGTGAACCTATCGAAGACCTTCCTGGCAGGTCGGTTCTTCGAGAGCTGTGGCACAGATTGGCACTCAGGCCAGAATGTGCGACCGTTTTACCTCCGCGCCGATCCGTCTGAGGAACTTGTTCCCCAGAGCCTGATAGCTGCCAACCGGCTAAGGAGCTGGTTGGTTCAGGTCTACGGATACTGTCCGGCGCGTTATCGCGAGCTTTGGCAATGGTGTGTGGATCAGATCCCACATCCTTGGAAAATCCCGGTTTCTCCCCAGTTAGGGGATACGGGCTACCATGTTGCTTTCTGCGAGCGTGAGGCTCCTTCTATCAAAACCCGCGAAGTTCTGCGGGTCTCAAAACACGTGCTTATTGACACAGCATGTTATGAAGGAGTGGTCGTCAGACACGTTAAGGTGCAACCAGAATCCATCGAGAGACGGACAATGGGCGTACTGTCAAGTGTCTTAGCACAGCTGGAGGGCACGGTCGAAAGACCAAAACTCCCCGATCTCGACCTTTGGACCCCGGTAAGTGATGGTGAGCCAGCTTCAGTAGCCTGGCGAAACCAACATCTAATCCGAGGCCTTCGGGATCGAAAATGGGAGTGGGCGCGTTCCTTGGTCCGGGATAACCCGGCTTGTCTCGGCATGGAGCCGATCCGAGGACTTATGCGCCTGCCCACCACGATAAAGACCCTCGTCCCTTGTTGGGGTGACGAGCTTATGTGGCTTTAATGGCCACGGTTCCGACTTAATATCCTTAAGGTCGGTGGAGCGGATTTAACCGCCACTAGTCGCATCAGCTTG